CAGTTATTGTAGCTGCCTCTCTTAATTTTCCTTCAAGATGATCGATTACGGAGTAAAGATCAACGTAGGCGGGAATGCTGCCACGGTAATGGGGCAACTGTTTACCATTTCCCAAAAACTGGATGCAATCATGCAGAAGTTAAATAGCATGTCATCCAAGTTGGGAGACACATACCGTCGTACCGGTACTTATGCCCAACAAGCCACTCAAAAAGCGGAATCAGGTTTTAAACGAGTATCAACGGCTATTGGGGATGCACGGCAAAAGCTTGATAAGCTAAATTTCGGCTTTCATGGCTTAGGCTCCAAGCTGGCCGGACTTGGCTTGTCTATTGGTGCTGTCGATATTGGCCGCAGAATCATTAATGCGGGAGGCAATGAAGAGGACATATTAGCCCGGTTGGAATTTGCCTTAAAAGACAGAGGCAAAGCCATTGCCATGAACAGTGAGCTAAAAGCGTTCGCCAGACGGACCCCTATTCCGATTCAGGACATGCGCCAACAAGCGGCTATGCTTGCTCCTGTGTTCGGGGATCAAACAATGAAATATTTTAAGATGTTGGGCGATGTGGTATCTGGATCAGGCGGAGATTTCGGCAATATCGCATACAACTTTGCTCAGATTAAATCTATGGGGCGAACCTACGGTATCGACTTGCGTCAGTTCGCTATGCAGAATATTCCTATTTGGCAGGAGCTTGCAAAGGTGTTGAACGTGCCGGTTGAAAAGATGGAGGAAATATCTACCAGCGGAAAGATCACTTTCGATGTGGTCGCTAAAGCTTTCGAGAACATGACCAAAGAGGGCGGTATTTACTTTGGTGCAATGGAGGCACGGTCGCACACCTTCCGGGGGCAGTGGCAGATCATCGGGAACAAGATGCAGGAAATCTGGGTGAAATTCTTTGAGAAGGCCAGACCTTATTTGCAGCAGTTCAGCGATTGGGTGGAGAAGCAGATCGAAAACTTCGATGAGTTATGGCCGAAAATCAAGTTAGCCGGAGAATTAATTGCTACCTATTTTTCTGTAAAGGTTTTAGCAAATTTTATAAGTAGCTTAAATACTATTAGAAAGACTTTGGTTGCAATATCATCTATCAAATTAACAGGCGTATTAACTCAATTTGGTACGATTGGAGGCATTCTTAAAGGTATAGGGGGGCCGTTGGCTGCCATTTTAGCGTTTTTTGGGCTTATTAATTATGGGCATGGCAATGCGTCTGGGCAAGGTTATCAGGCTATGAGCTTGGAAGAACTGAAAGCCGAACGCGAAAGGTTGATAGCGTTGAGGGATAAACCCGTTGCAAAAGATTTACAAAATGTCACCGATGAGGAATTTGCGAATATACATCGCAATGCGACAAATAAAACGTCGTCAGACACATCCTCAAAAATCGATGAAATAGAGAGGGTGATAAAACAGAAAGAGGCTTTTTCTGCATTCAGGGATTCTACCAGTGGGGTAAATAGCGCTATGGGAGGTATTAGTGATATTAACACCGACCTTTCCCCTCGTGGTGTCTCCGGCAACGGCGGTATCAAAAACTTCCAGATCACATTCAATTCTCCCGTGGTTCAGATCGACGATAAACATGTAGAGGGAGAAAAGTACACCCCGGAACAATTAGGACAAACAGCCGCTAAAGAGTTTGTCAATATTCTCACTCAAATCGCTGTACAGTGATGAGCAAAGCAAAGGAGTTTATACGCAACTTGTTTACATATATCGGAGATTACAATGCAGCCTCTCCTGATAACGTGACGTATGTTGAATTCAATAATACCAAGTTCTCCGTACAGATACAGCCGTTTTTTGAGCTGAATACTTCACACGGCAAGGTCATCGCTCGCTCGCAGATTATTGACGGAGAAGAGGCGTTTGAACGCATGAGTATAAAGACCTCAAAAATCACTTTCAGGGGGACTATCCTTGTGGATAAGTGGAAAGCAACTCTGGGAGACCTTGCAACACTTGGACGAGGGGCTACACAAATAGTTACAGGTACCCCTGATTGGAATGATGCGCAAAGGCAAAACGCGATGCTGGAAGCCCTTGACCTGATAAATCGTCAGGTATTCCAAGTCAACGAGATTATAGAGGTCAAAAACCCTTACCTAAATAAACTCGGTATCGAATACATCTTGGTGGAGAGTATGACCACCAACCCACTGATCGGATCGGTAGGATTCGAGTACTCGATTGAAGCGTACGATGCAACCAGCAAGAAAAACAACAAAGAAGAAACACTTATAATCTCGCAATAATGCTGTACCTGATCGCGCATGTTCAAGTTTCATTCGGCGAAAACTACGAGAAAAAACTATCCTCGGTGGTTCGGGTTTCTGTGAATGATTCTATCGACGGGATCGGCGCACGGTGTGAAATCACCTGCCCTCTAAATGCCCGGATCGAGAAAGACGGCGGGACACCGTTTATAGCGCCAGTGCGGACTGCTTTTAAGGCTGGGGATAAAGTACGGGTAAAAGCATGGTACGACGACTACCCGGAAAGAACTTTGTTTGAGGGCTACGTGTATCAGATCAGGGAGGGAACCCCGAGTACGATAGTTTGCGAGGATCAGGTTTATTTACTGCGCCGGGGCATCCTGAATAACGTGTGGAATAAACCCGTCAAGCTGAAAGAAATCTTGAGATACGTGTGCTCATCGCAAGGGGTTGAGGTTTCCGATGATGTGGCCGATGTGGAGTTTATCAAATTCTCCATCAAAGACTCTTCACCTTTGTACGTGTTGCAGCAGATCAAGAGTGAAATGTGGCTCGTGGTTACCTTTCGGGACAAAAAGTTGGTTGCAACGGGCATCAGCGCTACCAAAGGAAATAATGTCAAGCTGGCCAGCGACAGAAACGTGATCGGTTGCAATATCCAACAGCCCGACGGAGTATGGAAACAATTTAAACTGAAAGTCGAGTACACAGATAAAAACGGGAAGAAAAAGAGCTTTACCGTTGGGGACCAGGAGGGGCAGATAAGGGTGGTTGACTGCACCTCTGTAACGAAAGAGAACGCCGAATCTTTCGTCAATACTCATGTACTGGATAACCTGCGGACCGGCATGTATGAAGGAACGCTTACCACCCTGCTCTATCCGGAAGTTAAGCTGTTCAGTCTGGTGGATTACAAGGATAAAAGTTTTTCATCACTGAATGGCACCTATAAGGTGAAGCGCGTAGGGGTGACTATCGACACTCAAGGATGCAGGCAAACATTAACATTGGCACAGATCGCAAGTGATATGCCCGTGCCGCAAACCACCCTCAGCAATGGATAATTATACGGATTACGCGGTAGCCCAATTATCCACGCTTTTACGGCAGTTTTCTATGCAGGGCAGCATTATCCAGGGCACGATCACCGCCGTAAACAAGGATGATAACACCTGCACGGTGTCGGTCGAGGATGCGGAAGGAGGTTCTTTGGAGTGGGAAGGAGTACCATTGCGGGTATTGTCGGTAGAAAGTAATTACATGATCTACCCCAAGCCCGGCACCGATTGCTCGGTATGTTTCTACGGAGGAAACACCCGAAGCCCGGCGGTGTTGGATTTTCAGGATGCCGAGAGCATTAAAATTACAGGGCAAACGAACATAGATATTCTGTCGGATCAAATAACCCTGAATAACGGTGATTTGGGTGGCATTATCAAAATAAACACTTTAACTGATAAATTGAATGCTCTGGTGGACGCTTTTAACAATCACACCCACAAT